CTTTTGATGTGTGACCGTTTCTTATTCTCTTATTAAATCCGTTCTCATCGATACTTAATTGAAACCCTTCTTTATTATTAATAGCATTTACAACTGGTGTTAAATCGGTTGTGTTACCTTGTACGTTTACAATTGGCGAACCTATTCCGTTATTGCTTAATATATTATTCAAATCGCTATTAAACATTAAGAAATCCATTGTTTTATCGTTGTTTAATACTTTATCGCCTTTATTCAAATATGTTAATTGTGCGCCTTTATCACTACCAGTACTTTTAATATTTCCGTATTTATCGGTTATGATTTCACGCCCTCTTTCTTGGGTTAATGCAAAACCTTCAGGAGCGTTATCTGTTCCCTTCCAAAACTCAGGAATTTGACGACTTGCAACTACTCCAGCTTGTATAGCTCCGATTGCTCCAATTGCTATAGATAATGGAACATTTGGTGGCGTTGATGCTAATGCGCTAACAATACCTTGCGCCGTGTTGATTGCAATATTAAATAATGCCGTAGCTTTTTGTGCTTGAAATTCTCTACGTCTAATTGCTTTTTGTTTCTCTTCATATTGACGCTCGATTTCTTCCCTTGCACTTGCACTATCTCCAGCAAAAAGTAAAGCAACGTTTTTTTGTTTTTCAAGGTTATTATATTCGTTTTCAAAATTAGCATTTGATGCCTCAGAAATAAAAGCAAATGCTTCTTTTGCTATTTCTCCAATCGCTAAAAATGTAACTCTCCAATTATCGCCAAAACCAGCTATTTCATCATTTAAAACTTTGAATAATGTAGGGAAACCAGCCTCATTCATAAAACTTTCTTTAAACGTAGCTATGTAATCTTCAATAGCCTTTTTTTCATCTTCCGTTAGCTTTTTAGATTTCTTTTTTTCTTCATTAAGTTTTTCGTAACCTTGAATTAATTCATCTAATTGCTCAGTAGGTAAAAATGTAACACCAGTACCAAATGTTTCTTCATCTGCTGGTTTACCATATTTTTGTCTATATTCCGTAAATGCATCAAAGTTATCTTTTCGTATTTTTAAAATTCTATCTTCACTTCTTTTAACTATATTTTCTTGCTCAGTTTGATAGTTATTGGCATCGATTTTTTGTAAATCTAAACTATCTTTATGAAGTCTTAAGTTTTCTTGAAACCTACGTAATGCAATTAAATTTTCGTATAATGCAACGTCCTCAGACAATTGTATTCTTTTCTCAGCGTATTGTTTCTCATCTTCAAAATTAGCTTGTGAGATATCCTTTTTACGTTCTAAATCTGAAACTTCTCTATCGTATAAGTTTTTTAAACGTTCCTCTTCTAATCTTTTTAAACGTTCTAATTCTGCTAATTGAGCCTTAGTTAACTCGACTATTTTTGTTTTCTTTTTAATAGTTGTATCATCGTTTTTGGTAGCTAAACGATAAACTTCCAATTCCTTAGCCATTAACTCCTTTAATTCCGTTTTTCTTGCTGGGTCAACACCTCTGTCAATAAAAAAGTTTAAATCATCGCCTTTAAGTCCAGCCTTATCTGCTAACTCCCTTGTTTTTTTAGCCAATGCATTATACTCAATTGCATATTCTCTATAAGTATCTGACGCAACCTTAGCAATTGTTGATTTAATTTTCTTTGGGTCAGCGCTATAAAGTTGAGATAATAAATTTTGTTGTTCACCTCTTAATTTGGCTTGTTCTTGATTTGTAGCCGTTAATATTTCCTTATTTATTTCCGCTACTCTATCTTGAATTTTCTTTTTTTCTTCATCGCTTAACGGCTTGAAATCTACTTTAAATTGCTCATTAAAAGAAGTTGTTCCTGATATTGTACCTTGTTTTATTCCTTTAGCTCTTAACTCATCTAAACTTGACATTAAGTTAGTCAATTTACCTAACGCCCAAGTTGCACCCGTAACAATAACATTAAAAAAGTTTCCGATACCACTTGTAGGGCTATCATTTAAGTTTCTAACGAACTCTGTCCAAGTATTAGTAAATCTATTTGTTGAAGCCGCTAAAGTATCAATTCTTGTAACGTTTTCAATTCCATAAGTAATTTCAAGTTGTTTTGCGAATTTTGGTAATACTTCATCAGCAAGTACTTTACCATCTTTCATCATTTGCCCGAGTTGCTTTTCAGTAACACCCATTGCTTTCGCCATAATCCCAAAAGCACCAGGCAAAGCCTCACCTAATTGTCCTCTTAATTCCTCAGCTTGAATAGTGCCTTTAGACATCATTTGATTTAATGCTAAAAACGCTCTTTCTTGCGATTCAACAGATAAACCCATTGAAGCACCAGCCTTAGTAATGCTTTCAAAAATATCTTGTATTTCCGCACCGCTAATTTTGTCTTTTGCACTTACATAAAACTGAGTAAATTGTTTTGTCAATCCTTGAATTTCAGCACCATAAGCCTCAGAAATTCTAGTCAAAAATTGTTGTTGCTCAATAAAATTTTCCTGAGTGTCAGTAACTTGCTTTAACGCATTATCTAAAGATTGTAATTCTTTTGTAGTTTGGAATATATCTTTTACAACGGTTGCAAATAATGTAACACCTCCAACAATCCCAAATGCACCTATTAAATCTTTAATACCAGCAATAGCTTGAGTTGGGTAATTACCAACATTTCTATTAAAACGTCCCACCGCCCTATCAGCACTTAAAACACGTTGATTTAATCTGTCAAAATCACGTTGAGCAGTTCTTAATTCTCTATTATATTGGCTTTGCGTTTGCGTAGCTTGACGACCTCTAGCTACTAAATCTTGCAACCTTGTTGAAGCGATTTGATGTTGAGCGTTAAGATTTGCATAAGCACCTACTAACGCACTTGTAGCTCTTGTTTGTCTATCTGCATTTTGCGCTAATGCTCTTTGGTTAACAATTTCCTCAGACGTACGTGTGTTATTTTGTTGCCTTGCGTTCGCTAAGGATGTGATTTGTTTCTGTAAATCTTTTATGATTTGTTGTTGAGCTAATAAATCAGCATTCAAACGTCTTACTTCCGCATCACTATTACTCGGAATAGTTAAACCATTCATAGAACCAGTTAACGTAGCAACATTACGTATCATTGTTGTTAACTCGGCATTGGCTTTTTGCAAGTTAGCTAATGCCGAAGGACTGAGTACGTCAAGAAAATCTGCCATTACTTTTTATTTATTTTTTGTTGTTCAACAATCTTACTAACATTTTTACCGTAAGCAATGTATTTATCTAACATAATACCATCATTAATATTTCGATTTAAAACGTTTTCCATTGCTACTATATTCTCTTCGTAATCAAACGCCTTTTGTTTGCTATTATTTATCATTGATTTATAGCTAATTTCCAACATTGATAAATCATTCTCTAAATATCCGATTTCAGTAGTTAAAACACGCTCTACTTCGTTTATAAACGGTTGCTCTTTATCGATTGTAATATTATAACCTACTTGTAACGCTTCTATAAAATAGTTGCGCATTTGCTCTGTAGTTTGATTATAAAAGTAGAAATGTAACGATTGTTTTAACGTTGCTATTTTATAATTTAATTTTGCTATTTCGGTTGTGGTTTCTAAATATTGTTTCGCCTCTGCATTATCCGACTTAATAAAAAACTCATCGTAGATACTAATAAAAATATCTTCTAAACCCTGTTCTTTTGGTTTAGGTTTAAGTTTTTGAAAGTCTTTAGTTTCTAATATGTGAAAAAAAACTTTTGCGGGAATTGTATCGACTGAGTTATACTTTGGCATATTTTTTTATTTATATTAACCCCAAACAGTATCGTTAATTGATTTTGTATTTTTCATATTTATTTTTGCTTTTTAATTATAAATGAATTATTTTTTAATGGACAATCTTCGTGTACTTTGTCTTTATAGTCAAAGACAATTATAGATGGTTTTAAAGAACACCAATCTTCATCAAAATACCTATTATCTTCATTTCTAAAAGGACATTTTTCACAACTTCCTACTATAATTTCAATTTGCTTATCCATTACCCTAATTTACTAAATTGTTTTATTGAACTTCTTAATCTCGGTGCTAATATTTCCTTTTGGTATTTCTCAAATACTCTTTGATTTAAACCGAAAATATTGTCACCATACATTTCTTTTAATATATTTCTTTTTTTATCTGTATTCCCAAATCTGTAACTCCCTCCAGTTGGTTTAACCAAAAACATAGCATTTACAAACGCACCAGTTACAATTAAATCGACTTTACCACCAGCACTAGGGTTTAAACGGCTTTTAAAAATAGAATAGTTTCTACTTCTATAATTGGCTTTTTCACCCGTACCGAAAATATCGCCTTCTTTAAAGTCCTGCTCTTTTAGGTTTTTTATTGTTCCCTCGTCTTTTAGTATTAGTTCCGCTACTAACTTCTGTAACGTTGGTAACGTTAACTTCTTTAATCGGTTCTGGTACTCTTTCGCTGATATTATTGCCATTTTGACCGCAATTTAGACATTCCTTATTGTCGTTGTTTTTAATATTAGACAGAAACTCATCTATAATATTATCGTTTTGTTGCTTAGTTCTTTTCTTAATCCAAGCTACTTGCTCCATAATAGGCAAATTAATAAAAGCATCTGCATCCTCTCCAAATAAATGTTTTCCGAATATTTCCATAGTGTTATAAATAAAAAGAACACCGCTAAAAAATAGGGTGTTCTCATTCGTGATACGCAAATATAGTTATTTAATTAATAGTATGAACAACTAAGTCAAACTTTTTTCTTGGTTTTTTAGAAACTACTAATTGATTTACAACTTTTTGCTTAAGAAATGATAATTTTCCAATCTTAGTAACAAGTAAACGTATTCCTTGTGTGTTATTTGATTTTCTAAACTTTTTACCACCTCTGCTTCTTTCTGCAACTAAGTAAGGATTTTCTTTTGTTATTGGATTGTCAACTAATCCGGTACTTTCGTTGTACTTTTTAACATACGGTTTATTTGTACTCATATTTTATAAGATTATCCCTAACGCTCACCACAAACGAAAGGGATTAATATTGTTATTGTGGTGAATAGCAAATATAAACAAAAAACCCTCACTATTTAAGTAAGGGTTTAATTTAAAATAATTCTAAATAATTATGCACTAATTGTTAAATATAACATCGCATTATTGATTATTTCATCTGATAAAGCAAACGTAGTACCATTCCAATATCTTGTTTCAATAGTTGCTAAAACACCTAAATTATCAACATTGCTTTGAGGGCATTGATAAGAAGCCGTTTGGAAACTAACTCTTAAATCTACTTTGTTTAAATCAGGTAAAAGAGAACCAAAAACAACATTATAACTTCCTAAACTATTTCTTGCAAAAGTAATAGTTAAACCCGTTGTGTTTTTTAAAATAGTTGCCGTTATGTTACCAGTACCAGATTGAGCAAGTTTAGCCTTATAAATTTTAACATTCTCACTTTCTTGGTCTACATAATCAACCATTAATTTTAAAGTATCCCCTACATCAGTAGGGGTTATACTTGCCGGAGACGTTTCAGTTGTAATAGCTAAATCTATCTCATCTTTTAATTCTTCATTTGTCATTTTAATTCTTTTAAAAGTTATGCGAATTGACCGCTAAATACATTATTGAAAACGCTAGTTCAGGCTACTGGATTAAACTCTCCAGTTGTTCCTTCGTAATACTTTTGACCTATTTTTGCAACCGCTACAGAATTAACCGTATCGTACAATGTTACTTGTAAATCATCTGCTAAAATAAAAGCCGTTGTAGGCTCAAAGCTATACTCTTTTGTAATTGGGTCATAAGTTGTAGATAAAGCCGTAATAATATCAACAACACTATTAATAGTAAATCTTAAACTACCCGTTACAATTCCGCCTAAAGTACTTGCACCATTCATAGCGAAAGTAGGCTTGAAGTAAACTTTTTGCTCTGATACATCCGCTCTACCTACCATTGTAATATCAGTAATAGGGAACAATGCATTTGCATCAAATCCTAAAGTACTTCTATCTAATACACCAGTATAAAGATTGTATTGGTCAGCGTTTGTTAATTGTACCGTAGTTGTGTTGTTACCGCTTACCGCTCCATCTGTATGGAAATAAGTCGAAGTGTTTAACATCCCTAAATCGTAACCGCTAAAAAGATTTCCGTTAACCGCTCCTGAGATAGAACCATCTTCGAAAACTAATAATAGTTTATACGCTTGGAATGAGTTCATAGAGTATAACGCTCTTGCATATGCCCAACCTTTTAAGAATTTAAAAGTGAACATAGGTAATCCGTTACGAACTACACTCATAATACCACCTTGATACTCTTCTGTAACTGCCTCAGGTGTTCCGTTAATAGCCTCAACCGCTCCAAGTACTGGTATAAAAGTACCATCTTGAATGAAGCCGTTAGCCTCTGCTAAGGTAAAAGTATCGGTTAATAGGTCAAGTTGCCACGCTGGGTCAACTGCTATAAAACCAACTACTCTACCATTTTGTAAAATACAATCTGGAACACCTAAATTCTTACGTGTTACGTTGCAATCTTTTTGATTTATTAATACCATTATTTTTTTGTTTTTTAATTAAAAATATCTGTTTTTATACAAGTGGAAACACCACTAAATGTAATCTCAGCGTTTAAAACTATTGCGTTGCAAATAAATTGTAAATTCTCATCTTCTGAACGCATTGAGTATTTTTTTACTCTACGTGTTCTAAAAGTAGTATCATCGTATCTACTTATTCCGCTTAGCTTTAAAGCTATTAGTAAATTATCTAAAATCGGTTGTAAAATCAATTTATAATCATAAGCGTGTTGATAAGGATTGAACTCGTAAGGCGCTTGGCTTTCGTGTATTATCACTATTTGTGCATTTCTTGTCACACTCGGCTCACGCTCATTATTTACGTCCTCATCTTCAACTAACCAAATCAAAGGAAAACTTAATCTACCTTTTAAAACTAAGTATTCACTTAAAATAGCCTCTGTTCCCCAACCAAAGTTTATTGATGCCGTTTGGTCACCTATTACAACATTCGGTAAAATTTCAACTACTCTAGCTAACTCATCCTCAAAAACTATCATATTCCAAATGTATTTTTAACTTCTGATTCACAATAAACTCTAAAATTTTCTATATTAAAGTCTGTGAAATCAGTCGCTTTATCCATTAAATATTGATACAAAGAAACCACTACATCATCGCCTTGACCGAACCAATCTATAAAGTTATCATAAATAATAGGCTCAATTAAATAGCCTTTTTGATATTGCTCTATAAACTTTTGATTTGCCGTTGCAATTTTGTAAGCGGGTGTTATTAAGTTTGATTTTTCAGCGTCAGTTTTTACAACTCCAACTCCTGATAATTGTTCGTTTCGTTCAGTAACAAACTCTTCAAATATTTTGTAAGCGATTAGACTATAATCATAATCTAATCCATTCCAAATTTTATTATCATATTCATCACCTTGAACTAACTTTTTATAAGAAGCGTATAGCGGATTTGTGAAATTATCCGCTAACGCTAATTGTAATGTATTATAAGTCTGTAAACCTAAAGCATTAACCAAAATTGACTTTTCAATTCTCACACACAAATTAGTCAAATAACTTTCGCTATTAGGTGTTGCTAAAGCTGGATTTGCTACAATAACAGCAACTGATTGCGGAATGTTTAGCTCATTAGCTTTTTGAAAATATGTTTTGTCAATTATATTTGGCATTATTTCTGTTCTTTAGGTTCTTTTACTTTTTTCTTATCCACGTATAAATGAGCATCTTCTTTGGCTACTCTTGTAGTTTTACCATTATAGGTAACTTCTACTGTTGTATCTTGATAATGTCCCATTATTACGCTTGTGTTAACGCAGTAATAGCATCTGAGAAGTCACCATAAACGAACGCTCCGTAGTGATTAGATTTTACTCTTTGTACCAATCTCGCCTCAGCTAAGATAGTAACTAAGTTTTTAGTAAAATCATCATTCTCGTAACCTACATTAATAGTCAATCCCTCTTTGAATCTTACCCCTGATTTAGTGAAATCACCAACTAAGAATTTATCAATAGTAACACCAGTGTTAGCAACTACTCTGATTCCAGCAACATTTGTTCCGTCTTGTGACGCAAATGGAGGTAAAATATAGTGTCCATCAGTACCTTTTGACAACTCCATAGAAGTTACGTCTGTTGGATGCATTACGATATACGTAGGCTCAAATAAGTTAACACGAACTTGGTTTATTGCAGTTCTTAATACATCCCATTTGTTAGGTGTTGGAATTGATAAAGCAAAAGCACCAGCAGCCCACGCAGTAGCGTTAGTAGTAATACCAGTTAGGTTAACCGTTAAACCAGTACCATTTAATAATTGGTCGTCAATTTTCAAGTTGATTAACTCAGTTAATTCTTGGTCAATTTCTGAACGCATTAACTCAACATCATCTAACATTTCTTTTGTAACTTTTATGTAAGCAGTTACTTTTTTAACGTTAGCACTTGCAACTACTAAATCAAAATCAGCTTGAGATTTAGCTGCACCCTCAGCAGTCATAGCAGCACCACCATCAGCGTTTTTCTGTTCTACCCATTCCCAAACGTTAGACATAATTGTACCAACATTAACCAATTCTAAAATAAAAGGGTTACGTCTTACAATTCTTGTGATTCCAGCTTCTCTTTCGGCTTGTGGGATTTGACCAGTTGTGTTAGTTGACAATGCCATAGTACCAGCTGCTTTAAGTGTAATTTGTACACTCGCACCTGATTTTTCTTTCATTGCTTTTAACTCTTCTGATTTCTCTTTCAAAAGTGTTCCGATGTTCTCAGGAACATTATTAACCGTTCCTTTTGTTTCAAGGTCTAATACTTGCAAAGCCAACTCTTCAACGTTTGCTTTTAGTTTAGCTACTTCTTCTCCTTTTGTTTCCAAGTCTTTAACCGCAGATAATACTTCGATTAATTCAGCTTTTGAAACCGTGTCGTTTTTCATTGCGTCAATTTTATCTCCTAACGCTTTGATAATTTCTTCTTGTGTCATTTTTACTTAAAATTTGTTTAATAATTCTTTTAACATTTCAGTTGTTTGA